CGCAACTTCTTCTTTATACTTAAGCCTTTGCTTACGTACAAATCTTTCTTCGTCCACTTCTTCATCAAATTTAAAATTATCTTCCATTACGAAGTTAATTTCCTCATCATCTAAATGTGGTCTAGTTTTTTTATAATATTCTTTAACAAGCAGCTCATCGTCATACTTGCTGTAATCTTTATTTAAAGTAACGTAATCTTCAACATTACCTCCAGTGTCTTTCATAAAGCTTATTAGCTTTTCTACGTTTTCAGGAATATGCATATCCCTTTTAACTGGCTCAGGTGTTGGTTTTACTTCTTCTTTCTTTTCGACTGGAGCTTCATTTATTACCGTGACTTCCTTGTCCTCATTTTTGTTTTCGACAATTTCTTTGGTAAGCTCTTCAAGTCTTGGTTCGGGTGCTCTCTCCTCCACTTTTTCCACATCTTTGGTTTGTTTATTTTCATCCACGACGACTGTGCTTGGCTTTGAAACGGCATCTTCTTGTTTTTTTAAGTTTATTTTTGTAGGTTCGTTGTTACTAGATAGCTTCTTTGGTCTACCCGGCTTTCTTTTCATTTTAAGTGGTTCTTTAGTATCCACGTCTGCTTGTACTTTAGCCATAATATAATATAATATAAGTTATTAAATGTTTAAATCCTGATTTTGTTCAAAATTTATTGGTAATAGATTGTTAGATTTTTGATCTGCTATAGCACTTTGTTGTGTGCCAACTATTTTAGTTCGCTTATCTTTTCTATCTTCTATTTCTTGTTCTCTGTCAGCTTCTCTATTAATTTTCTGCTGACCTAGTTGCATGTTATAGTTAAACTCTAACTGCATTAATTCTCTTTTTATTTGAGCGTCAACTCTCATTCTTTCAATTTCAAACTGCGACTTTCCTTTTTCAAACTTAAGTTTAGTGTCAATTTCAGCTTGTCGCTTTTGCACTTCAGCCATAGCTGCAGCTTCACTAGCTTGAGCATTGGCAGCACCTTGAGCTTCTATGTTAGCTAAGTTAGCGGCTTGAGCTGCTTCTGCTGCTTTTTTGCGTTTTAGCTTAACCATTTGGTTAGCTAATTTTAAATTGTTTATTTGTCTAATATCTATTGCATCTTCAAGATTTATACTTCCACTTTGTAATGCAGCTTGTATGTTAGCTTCTAGTTGTTCTTTTTCTTTTTCATCTGGTACCATATCAAAGAAAATACCAAAATCATATAAGTGTATATTTTTTAAATCTTTTAGTTGACCTACGTTCCAAGTAGATATACTATTTTTCAATGCTTCTTCTGTTAATGCAAACTCTACGCTATCGGCAGTTCTTAGAACTATATTTTCGCAAGTTCTTACAGTAAGATATAAATAAGCATTTAATATGTGTTTTGTAGCTGTATTAGAATTAGCAGCTGCTAGCTTTTGTAAACCTACTAAAGAATCTGAATTTGGCATACTACCATCTCTAGCTTCATTAAGTCCTGTTACATCTCTAAGCATTTGTAAGTAGTACTGATATGTAGATATTAAAGAATTTATTTTAGAGCCACCGTCACTTTTAACTAATTCTTGGATAGGTATTCTACCACCATTAGGATCACCTTCTGTATTCATAGATCTACCTAGTATACTACCAGTTTGAAAATACATATTAAGAGCTTCCTTGGCGTTATAGCTAGTTCCATTACCTAAATCTACTTCTGCTAAACCATCAACATCTAAGTAAACACCATCAGGTATAACTTTAGATATTACTTGTTGAATTTTTAAATGTGTTAGTTGTATCATATCAGCAAAGCCCATCATTCTACCTACTAAACTATTTATTCTTCCATGATACATTTGTGGTGCACATAAAGCGTAATTCATATTAACTTTAACTAAATTAGATTTTGGCCTAGTCATATTCTCTGCTAATCTCCAATCTAACATCATATCATAACCTAATACTTTTGCTCCAGTATATAAAACCTCTATTGATCTACTTACTCTTTCAAAATTATCATTAGTTGCAGGATTAAATGTATCTGGCTTTTCTAAAGATTTTTCTAAACCTGTGGCTGTTCTTTTTATTTTATAAACTTGTTCGCTATATGTTTTGTATTCAAAATACATAATATATATAGCATTACCATCTCTTTTACCGTTCCAGTTATATAGATACTGGCTATTACCTTGGTACTGCTCTAGTCTTTCTAGTTCCTCGTTTGTTAAATTAGGAAATTGTTTTTTACAATCAGCTAAAGAAATAGCTTTTATTTCTCCTACATACCATAAGTCTTCAAAATTAGGATCTTCTGAGTAAGAGTGAACCATATGAGCTGGATCTACGTAGTCAACAGTAACACCCTCTGACTTATTCCAACTTGTTTTACAAGCACTCATACCTAAGATTACTAAGTCTTCTATTAATCTTTTCTTTGTTAAGTTATATCTATTTAATTCTAAAGTATTATTTATAGCTTCTTCACACGCTATTTCAGATGCCTGCTTATAGCTTAACATCATGTGTAGATCTAATTCTTCTTTGTTTTCAGGAAGTTCTTCTGGCTTTTGAGTATTAAATAAATTTACGCCTATAGTTTGTTCTATTTGTTGTAAGAACTCTTTAGCTTGCATGTCTCTTAATATGTCTTCTGCATATTTAGATCTTGCTCTTCTTGATTCTGGATCTTGAGCAAATGCTTTTATATCGTAAAGTTTATCGTCCATACCGTTGACAACTATATCAACAAACTTAGGTATTATAGGAACTGGCTTCCAGTCTAAATTAAGATATGATAAATCTCCATTTATAGCTAATTCATCTTTATATTTTTGAACAGGTTGTTCAGCTCTAGCATACAACCTTCTAGTTCTAAAATTATTATAATTAGTATTAAATCTGTTTTCAACACCAGATCTTGTTCCACTAAACCAATCACCCTCTATAGCTTGAGCAACTTGCTTGCCATAGTCTATGCTTTGTTTAACTTCGTCAGGTACAACCTGATCAGGAAAAGTAGAATAAGTGTTTGTTATTTTCTTCATTTATTTTATTATTTGTGAAAAAGATCCTTCATTATTATAACGGCTTATGCCTAAATCTATTTTACTTTGAGTTCTTATAGCAGTTGGCCTGTACCTGTTCTTGTTACACGCCATAATAGATAATCCAGAACTAATAGATGCATCATACTTGGTTCTGTTATTTATATTAAAACCAGCCCAATCGTCTAGTGTTCTTTGAAAATACATATTACCATATCCAGTTTCTATTTGACCAACATAGTTTTCAATATAATTTTCTATAGCAGCTGCATGTGCTTGCTTAATATCTTCACTTGAGTTAGGTATTCCACCTATTTCTCTTTCTGTTGTAGATAATTTTGTGTATATCTTATCAGGTCTGTTCATACTGTAACCTCTATAACCTCTTCTTTTTAAATAATACAATAGACGAGGTTTATTATTTTCTGCTAGTATAGGCATCCCATAAAAATGTAGAGCCATTAGAACGTCTTCAAAAAATATCTCAGCTGTTTGAGGTCTTGATATATACTCAAGAAAAAACTGATTTGAAGGAGCGTCTTCCATGCTAAACTTAGTTAATCCATGTAATGCTCCTTTACTACCCTTACCATCCACAGTACCGCTAATGTCGTAACTGTCACAGCCAAAAGCTCCAATGTGTTCGTTAGATGGATATTTGATTCCATTTTTTATAAATAATTTATTTTGTAAACTAAGTGGAGGTATCCAAGATATTAAAAATCTACCTTTATTATTTGGAAGAAATATAACTTTAGTATCTTTTATTCCATTTTCCCAAGCAAAATTACCTTTTACAACATCTATAGAATTATTTAACTCTTCATTAAAATCTATTTGTTGATATATTCTTGTTAAATTAAATAAACTATCTTTAGTTTCATCTCTGAAAGCATGTTTTTCAGTTCTTGGAAACTGCCTGTAATATTCGTTTAAAGCATCTTGGTCGTGCTTGAGACCTTCGACTTCATTTTCCCAATGTTGTATGACGCCTGTCGTAATTGTAGTACCTTCAATTGTTTTGATTGGATTTGATCCTCCAACGAAGATAGGTAATCCATGAGTATCCATGAATCCTTCGTAGTTCCACTCCATAGGTATGAACAAGCTATAGAGCCCAGAAGCTGTCTGTCCGTTTTTATTTCTGTTATTAACGTCTGAATTGTTGTATAGTTTTTTGAAGTTGTCTCCACCTTTGTCTAATGCATTTGAAGTACTACCCATCATACATTTACCTACTATTCTTGATCCTAGTCGTAATGTAGTTTTTGTAACTCTCCAGTTGTTTAATATATTATCAGGTCTTTCCCATTTACCACTTTCATCATGAGCTAGTAGCTTTAGCTTTTCACCATCGTAAGAGTTATCACCTGTATTTTTCCAGTCAATAGTTGTGTCAAGTCCATCTAATTCTTTTAGTTGCTCATTGCTTTCCAACTTTCTTCTAGTAAGTTTGGATGCCGGAACCCTATATGCCAACTCAGTCTTTGGCCGATCCATACCGTCTTGAATTGGTTTGAAGAAAAAGGGATAGTTAACGGATATTGGTACAACTTTATATGTAAACATTTTGTTGGCATCTGCTCCAGACTTACTGAGTATACCAAACCTTGAGTCAGTTGATATTGTAGCTTGATTAACGAGCTCTGCTGAGGACATAAATGAAAATCCAGATCGTCTGTTTTTAAGATAGCACATTCCGTAACACCTGTTATCTGCTTTGCAAGCTTCCCAAAATATAAAAAAGAGTCTGTTTGATTCTCTATAGTCTGGTGCTCCAATGTCGATCTTTGACCATTGCAGGTACATATAATGAGTACCAGTAATGTAAGTATTAACACCATTGTTATAAAACCAAAATCCTTCTTCTCGTCTAGTAAATTCATTATCAATATAATCGTACCATTTTTCTTTAAATTCTAAAGGGTATTCCTCCCAGTCAAATCTAGTTTTTATTCTTTGTAACTCCTTAGGGTATTCCTCTCTTTCCCAGTATTGTTCCGATTTTTTTTCGCTTCGTTTAAACGGTTCATTTGCTGCTGGTAAAGCAATCCTGAGATTCTGTATTTCAATGACTTGTCCAATTTTACCTGTTTTACTTATTACTACAAAATCATATTCCACATTGTATCCATATTCCCACTTGTTTAAACGGTTTTGTTTTTTTAATATTGTAGGATTTACAACGTCTTTAATTTCTTTCCAAAGAGTTTGTTCGTGGCTCACTTGCTTCTCCCTTCCGCAAAACCTTTAAAAACTTTTTGTTCTTTAACTTCTTTAGGTTTTTCATTTAATATATCCTCTTCTTCTTCTATTCTTTGCAGTATTTCAAAAGCATCCATAATACAAAGTTTTTTTGTAGCAGCCGCGTTTTTAAGTCTATCAGCTGAAACATCTTCCTCAGTATGCGTAATGATTTTTTCTTCAGCTACTTTAATTAACTCATCAACTGCTTTTCGCCCAGCTTGGATTATATTCTTTCTCGTTTCCTTCGTTCCCATTTAAAATAGCTATATCATTAGATTTCATACAATAGAGTCGTTCATTATTTATAATAAACTCAAATTCTGAGTTAGGTGTGAACGTTACAGTTGCTCCAGTTGTTATTCCTAGAGCTTCTAAGGTGTTGTTACTATATTTAACTATACCAACATTAGGTTTTTCTTTATTAATGCTTAGAGTGTCAGTATTTAAAACTGGCATTAAAAAACAATAATCATTAAAAGACTTATTGTTATACATGTATATTTGATCTACACTGCATAACCATAAATTATCTTTAAAATATAGAGAACTATTTCTTTCTCTACCTTTGTTATCATACCATCTTCTAAAAATATTGTGGTGCACGTATACAATGTCACCTACTTTTATTTTAGTTTTAAAAGCTGATGGCGTAGAAACAATAATAGCTTTTTTACTAACAAACTTATGATTTTTAATACTAGTGTTAACAATGAGGGTTTTATCATTGATCTTCTTTGTATTATCATACCTTTTACTTAATGGCTTAACAATAAAATTATATAAGCTTCTCATTAGTACTTTAAATCGTACTCTACTGATATTGCCATATTTTTATTAAATTTTTTCCACGGCAAAACTTCATTAGACTTGGTTATAAATATATTATAAGACTCATCTTTTTCATCATGTAGTATATTAGATATTACATGACCTCCATAAACTTCTTGACCACACGAATAGTGCATAGCTCCATCTTTATAATCGGAACCTATACTTATTTTTCTAATATTAGACATTTTCTTTATCGTTTACTCGTTTCCACTTACCAGTGAGTAAATCAATACTTATTGATCCGTACTTATCTTCTAATACTTTTTTAGTACTATTTACAACCTCGTTTGTGTCTGCCAACTCGTGTAATAATGCGTGTTTTTTAGACTCTATATAACCTATTTCAGCTAATATACTATTTACCTTGTCTTGCTCTTTTTTTACTTGTGTGAATTCTTTTTCATCAAGTATTCCAGACTCTACCGTTACTTTACTCATTTTATTTTATTTAATTATTAACCAAGAAGTATCTTTAAATTGCTTAATATTGTTTCCAAAGTTTTCTGTTACAGCTTGCTTTACAGTATCCCAACTGTAATCATGTCCAGCTATAACGCCACCTTTTTTAACGACTCTAATACAATCTTTAATATCTCTTAGTACGTCTTCGTATTCGTGACTAGCATCTATATATGCAAAGTCAAAATATCCATCATTATAGTTATTTATAACATTGTAACTATAATCTTTAATATGATTTATAAAATCAAAATATTTTATATTATTATTAAATTCAGCTTCAACATCTTCCCATGTGTGGTTAAATATGTTGTTAAAGCTTTCTTTTCCCTCAAATGGGTCTATACATACTATTTCATTAAAAATACCAGAAGCAGCTGTTATCTTAGCAGACTCACCCATATAGCTTCC